CAATCAGGCTAAAGGAAGTAGTAATTGGCTACAATGGATGAGGGACACATTTGGCCCTACTAATAGGGAAACATTAATTCTATCACACATTCGTTAATCATGGACAAAAAGAAAACACTTAAAGAGATGCGTGAAGAGATCAAGCAGATGATCGAAGCATCTCAACGTCGTCAAAAAGGTGAGAAGGTAACCTCACAAGATATTAAGAGTAACCCTATTGGTACACGGGCTAAGTCGGTTAAAGCTGAGAACTTCCGTACTGATGTAGATATGGGTATGAAATCACAGAAGTCTAAGGACTACAGTAAAGCAAAAACCTCTGGTACTTATATGGACTCTAACAATAAGCCTAACCCTCCTAAAGCTAAGCGTGATGAAAAGCCCCGTCAACGTCCTGGTTCTGGTAAAGAACGGATGATGAATAAGGCAGAAGAGGAACGTAAGCGTCGTATGCGTGGTGAGTCGGCTGTTGTTGGGAGCTGAGATATGGCGCCACAACGTAAAAATAAACGATTAAACGTACCTGGTAGTAGAACCCCTGCTACCTACGATCTTAAAAACCAGGAACACTTCAACGAATTTAAGCGAGAAGGGTTTATTCCTGAAAAGTATAATAACTATGCTGAACTACAGGATGACTTTTTATCTCTTGTTTACGAAGGAGTGTCTGACGCAGATGCTGCTGAAGCGCTTGGTGTAGATTATCGTAATGTTATCGGTAAAGGTTACTTGGCTGCTGAACTTAGCTCAAAAGGTATTCCAAGGGGCATCAGCGCTAGAACTCTTAGGGAAGATATCAAACCAGACGAACGTGATTACCTTATTGAGCGATTTGGTAAAGATTGGTTTGATGCTTATCAACGCTACCGTAAACTAGAATGGGGTGATTCAAAAGTCCTTAAAAAGGATAAAGAGCTTATCGAGCAATTCTCTGGTAGACCTGTTGAAGAGTTTACATCTGCTAAGCAAGAAGCTGATGTATTACGTGATCGTCTAGCAGCTGCTTTTGGTAAAGGCGGTAGAGCTGGTCAAGTCCATAGGGGCCATGGCGTGTCGGCTATGGAAGGCGCTAGTGTTGGCAAAGCTAACCTGATGCCTGAATCTGGCCCTCTTAATGTTGGACACGGTTCTAACCCTAGATACGATTACAATGTAATGCGTAATCTGAATATGTCGTCAAACGATCTGCAAAATGCGTATGATGACATACTTCAACGTGAAGGTCTTACCATCAATCCACGTCGTTATTCTGGGAACTACGTAGCTGCTGATGAAGCTTTGCGAGAGATTAAGCAAGGAACATCTATGGGTAATCCACAGGTAACTGTTCCAGTAGAGCCTACTGCAGTTGACCCAAGGTCTATTGAATGGCGTGATCGTCGATTCCTTGAGATTGAGCAACAACTGGCTGGAGATTATGAACGTAGTGGGATGTCACCGGGTGAAGCTTCAGCTAAAGCACGTCAACGAGTAGAAGAGTATGCTCTTAACCAATCCACCATGTTTAACACGGCTCAAACACGTGGTGGTCCTGTTACCGTAGTGCAACCTGGTAAACCTATGCCACGACAAATTGGTACTGTTGTTGGTGAACAGCAAATAGACCCATTTGGTCGTCCTAAAGTTGATAGAAGTGGTGAACCTAAACGAGAAACCAGGCCAGTTTATGCACCACCTAGTGGAGCTGTACTGGTACCAACTCGCCCATCACCAAGTCAGATAGCTGCATCTATTGCAACTCGTGAACCACTCCCTACCCCTAAACCTGCACCTCCTAAGCAGATTCGCACTGAAGCTGAACTTGATCGTATCTTTGCAAACCTTGTAGAGGCACCTAAAGTTCCACCGGTTTCTGGTAACGCTAGACTTAGAGCTCCAGTTAATGCTACACCTACTAATAGGGAAAGAGCTTTGGCTGCTGAGAGAGCTAATGCAGGTAAGACTAAAGCTATGTCGCGTAGTTCAGGTCCTTTACCGGCAGCTCCAAGGGTAATTCCTAGTAGGGTTAGTCAGCCAGTAGCACAACCAGTGTCACAACCTAAAGTTGGTCAATCTGCTATCCTTAATGGACAAGCTGTTATGTGGAATGGTGGTAGTTGGGTTAAAATGCCAACTCCTAAAGCTATGAAGCCGACAGCTAAACCTCGTGTTATTCCAGCTGTTTCCAGACCTACTGCGGCTAGGACAAATCCACGTCAACGTATGCCAGCTAGTGCAGAGATTCGTCGTTTAGGTAACGCTGCACAAGATGTTATACGTATTCAACCTGGTATGAGTCTTCCTAGTTCGTCCTTGATTCAAGGAATCTAGTGTGCGTTAGCACGCACTAAAACCACACCATCGGTACCTAGGAGCCTCTATAAGGGGCCTCTAGGTGCTTTCCTATACATCCTATCACATGGACACTTTAACCGCCCTTAAAGGTGATTTTAAGCTCTTCCTTCAAGCACTGTGGGGACAGCTAGATCTACCCTCCCCTACACGTGCTCAATACGCCATTGCTGATTATCTACAACACGGTCCTAAACGACTACAGATCCAAGCCTTCCGAGGAGTCGGTAAGAGCTGGATTACTGGAGCGTTTGTGTTGTGGACTCTCTTCAATGACCCTGAGAAGAAGATCATGATCATCTCAGCTTCTAAGGAGCGTGCTGACAACATGTCTATCTTCCTACAAAAGTTAATCATTGAGACACCGTGGTTGGTACACCTTAGACCTAAGAGTGACGATAGTCGATGGAGTCGTATTAGCTTTGATGTTAACTGCTCACCTCACCAAGCACCATCCGTTAAGTCAGTGGGTATCACGGGTCAGCTAACTGGTTCTCGTGCAGACCTAATGATTCTTGATGACATCGAAGTGCCTGGTAACAGTATGACTGAGATGATGAGAGAGAAACTTTTACAGTTATGTACTGAGGCTGAGTCCATCTTAACACCAAAGAAAGATAGTCGTATTATGTACCTTGGTACACCACAGACTACCTTTACCATCTACCGTAAGTTAGCTGAGCGTAACTACCGACCCTTTGTATGGCCCTCTAGGTATCCACGCAAAGATAAACTATCACAGTATGAAGGTCTCTTGTCACCACAAATTGTGGAAGACATCGAGATGGGTGTAGAGGAGTGGACACCTACAGATCCTGACCGCTTCACCAGTGACGACTTGATAGAACGTGAAGCTGCTATGGGTCGTAGTAACTTCATGCTACAGTTCCAACTAGACACAACTTTGAGTGATGCTGAAAAGTTCCCACTTAAGTTTAGTGACCTAGTAGTAACATCAGTTAACCCAACACAGGCACCTGATGCTGTGGTGTGGTGTAGTGACCCACGTAACTGCCTCAAGGACCTCCCTACCGTAGGACTACCAGGTGATTACTTCTACTCACCGATGCAATTACAAGGTGAGTGGAGTGCCTATACTGAAACTATATGTAGTGTAGACCCTAGTGGACGAGGTACGGATGAAACAGCAGCAACATACATCTCACAAAAAAATGGCTTTCTCTACGTTCACGAAGTACGAGCGTATCGCGACGGTTATAGCGATAACACACTTCTTGACATCCTTCGTGGGTGTAAGCGTTATAACGTTACCAAACTTGTTGTCGAAACAAACTTCGGGGACGGTATCGTCGCAGAACTCTTTAAGAAACACCTGCAACAAACTAAACAAGCAATAGATGTAGAGGAAGTACGTGCTAATGTCCGTAAAGAAGATCGTATCATTGATACCCTAGAACCCATCCTTAACCAACACCGCCTCATTGTTGATAGAGGTGTGGTAGAGTGGGACTACAACTCTAATAAAGACGCAGCACCCGAAGAAAGACTCCTTTACATGCTTTTCTACCAAATGTCTCGGATGTGTCGAGAGAAGGGAGCAGTTAAACACGACGACAGATTAGACTCATTAGCACAAGGTGTTAAGTACTTCATCGATGCTATGGGTATCTCTGCTTATGAAGCTGTTAAGATGCGTAAGCAAGAAGAGTGGAATGACATCCTTGAGACATTCATTGATGACCCTCAATCTGCTACAAACCACTTAGTAATGGGTATGAATTTAGACCAAAGACGCAAAGCTAGAGGTAAGACAAAAAGTTCAGTCCCCACCTGGGTTTAGACCAGATCCCACCCGTTAAGCGGGAGCTGAAGGGTGGATCAGACCCCGTGAATGGAGGAAGACATGTCTTTAACAAGACACATCTTCCTCTTTATTAATGTCCCTGGGGAAGGACATTCTGTAAGTACTACCTCCAAAGACACAAACTTCCACTAACTAATACTGAATCCTGGAGTACTGATTCTCCTAATCCCTCTGAATCCTGTCACTACTTATTCTACTGTATACGTTATGAGTAGAACATATCGTAAGCAACCATTACGTAATCAATTCCGTCATCCCCGTACCTTTAATGAGATACGTAGTAATAGTGATGATTACTTGGATTCTGAATATACAGTAAGTACTAGGAATCGTTATATCCCTACAGCATGGGATGATATCACTGCTACCTCAATCTATCAAAACGATCATCGATGACTACACCAGTTAAGTTCACTCATGTAACTCGTGTTATTGATACCAAGAAAGGTATTCATTACCTAGATGCTATTGATGATGATGGTATCCATTGGTCTGCAGAGATGGATAATAAACAAGAGAAATGGCTTGTCTACACCAAGCTATGGACTAAAGATCCGCAACACCCAATTAACTTCCACCACCAATGACCCACCAAGTCAACCTTGTTCACATCACACCCAACGCTGAAGAGCTTATTAGTTACATGGCTAGGGTAAGTAACCCAGCTAACCAATCCAACACTGAGACCAGTGCTAAACTAATTAAGTATCTTATTGACCATCAACATTGGTCACCGTTTGAGATGGTTAACATGTGTGTAGAGATTAACACCACTAGATCCATTGCAGCACAGATCCTACGTCATAGGTCCTTTAGCTTCCAGGAGTTCAGTCAACGGTATGCTGAGGTAGTAGAAGTAGCAGCCCCTCCACAGTTCCGTAAACAAGATACTAAGAACCGGCAGAATAGCACTGATGATCTAAGTCTAACGTTGAGGTATCAATACACTGAAGAGACAATCAAGTTGTATAACCAATGCTATGACTTGTATCAAAGAATGTTGGAAGATGGAGTAGCTAAGGAGTGTGCTAGAGAAGTGCTTCCACTCTCTACACCAACTAGGTTGTATATGAACGGTACTATTCGGTCCTGGATTCATTACTGTCAACTTAGGTGCGGTAATGGGACACAGCTGGAGCATAGGATCATTGCAGAAGGTGCTTATAAGCTCCTCCAAGAGCACCTTCCTAGTGTCTGCGCAGCTTTGACTGTTTGACTGTTTAGAGGGACCTTACAGAGCGTTCTAGGGGGTCCCTTAATTTTTGACATAAATTTAA